GGAATGGCGCTTTTGACTTCATGCTCTGGCTATGGAAACCCGCAAATATGCTTGCGGAGTCAGTACGGAACTCTGTGCTACGAATTACCAGATATCCAAGGGCTGAAAAAATGACGTTCGACGAACGCAGCGAGATCCAGCTTGCAACGCTCCACCCAGAAGCACAAAAGGCCGCACGGGCCTTCCTAGGCGTTGCAAAGGTCATTGCTGCAAAGGTGGGCTGTGACGTGAAGATCATAAGCGGAACGCGATCTTATATGGAGCAAGATGCGATCTATGCAAAAGGCCGCACGACCCCAGGGAAGAAAATCACGATGGCGCCTGCCGGCCATTCAAATCACAATTTCGGTATCGCTTTCGATATCGGTATTTTTCGCGGCAAAGAGTATTGCGGAGAGCATCCGCTCTACAACGAACTTGGCACGCTTGGCAAAAGCCTTGGCCTTGAATGGGGCGGTGACTGGAAATTTGTTGACGAGCCGCACTATCAGATCCGCCCGCATTGGGCGAAAGGAATGACAGAGCGGGAAATGCTCGCAATTTTACGCACTAGAGTATCTAAAAAAATAGACATCCTTGCTTGAAAAAAAAGAGACAACCGACGGTTGAATCGGAGCGAACTGAAGCACTCGCGGAAGCGAAGCGCATTTTGTCCGAGCACTACGACTGCGGGCTGACGATCGTTAGCTGGGAACAAGGCGGGGAGACGCATCACGGGGAGTTTGTATTTGGTAACAAATACGCCGTGGAGGGACTAGCAGGGGACTCATTTAGTATTTTATTCCCAGACTTAGAAGAAGAAGAAGAGGAGGACGAAGCATGAAAATGACACTTGAATACGACGAGACCGAACGATACGAGCACGAGGTTGCCTGCAAGGCGCTTGATATTTTGATATTGGTGGATGACATAGATCAAGAACTCCGAAGCGCCTTAAAGCACGAATGCGGAGCGTTTGCGAAACTCGACGAAGACACTATGGAAGCCGTTCGCGCTTGGATTTGGGAAGAACGAACCAAGCGAAATATTCCGGAGCTGATATGAAGGGCTGGAAAAAATGGATGGCAGTCGGGTGCTCTCACGGGGATCAAATAGACCCAGAAGCTCGCAAGGCCGTTCTTATGTTCAAGGACCGCTGGCGCCCCGACACGACCATCCATCTCGGCGACTTCCTAGACCTAGCCGCTTTCCGCTCTGGTGCTATCTCCGATCCGAACTCAAGCGACCGCGCGGCCAGCATCTCGGACGATCTTTCAGCTGGTATCGATTTTCTTCACGAACTCCGGCCACAGCATATTTTATACGGCAACCACGAAGCTAGGCTTTATAAGCTCGCATCTTCGCCAAACGCATTGGCCGCGCACGCCGCGACGCTGACCATTCAAGCCATCGAAAAGACCGCGAAGGAACTAAAGGCGAAATTATACCCGTATCATATTCGTAGCTACTTAGAGTTAGGTGGATGCAAGTTTATCCACGGCTATATGTATAACGTGCAGGCCATCCGCGATCACGCCGAAACCTACGGGCAATGTGTTCTCGCCCACCTTCACCGCGTAGGCTGGGAACGCGCTCGCACGCTTGACGGGCCGTCGGGATATTGCGTCGGAATGCTGGCTCGCTTTGATATGGAATACGCGAGCACCCGCCGTGCAACTTTCGGATGGTCGCAGGGCTTCGCTTACGGCTACTACAAAGATAACTCAATAAACATCAACCTATGCGAACGAAAAATAAACAACCCTTGGCTCTTGCCGCTGTAAATAAAGCGTGGGAGAGCTTCTACGATACAACGAAAGTTGAGAACGAAAAAGACCTAGCCAAGCAAGGATGGAAGACCATCCGCGCAATTTCAACGGAATCAAAGATGACCGTTGCCGCGATTTCTTGCCGAGTTGAAACTGCCATCAAAAAAGGGACGCTTGAATCAAAAAAGGCAACGATACAGACAAGGCAGGGCGCTCGCGAGGTAAATTTATACCGCCCGATCTCAAAATAAAAAAGCCCGCAGAGGCGCATGGGCATTGGTTGCGCTCATTTGTAAAGACTTTTCCCAAGAATTATTTTCGCACTTCGCGAAAATTTTTCTTTTCATATTAAAGGGAATGAAGGAGGATTTGCACATCGAAAGCGAAGACCGCTGACGACAGAAACAAAAATAGAAAACCAAAAATGGAAACAACGAAAACAATCAAAGCCGGACAGACTCTCACAACCCGCAGCATTTGCGATTACAACTGCATTTACACATTAGAAGTGTTAAGCCGCAAGGGAGCATTTGCAGTCATCAAATGGATGAACGATGAAAAGCGCAAAAAAGTATTAATTGATTCAGATGGATGCGAGTTCATCATGCCTGAGCGTTACAGCATGGCCCCAGTCTTCAAAGCAATCTAACACTAACTAAATATATGGAACCACTAACATTTCTCGCCCTATTTGGAATCTGCACTTGCTGTGCATTCATCGCCGGATACCTAATCGGCAACATTAAAGCCACCTGCGAAATGGAACAGACTCGCAAATGGTGGATGAACCGCCAGATAAAACGGGAGCGCCGCTAGTGACAGCCGAAGAACTACATGACGCCGAATGCCAATTCACCCGCAACCTTCTTTGCGGGATGATACAGCAGACCGTTGTCGACCTACAAAGCGAAAAGGTTTTCTTGAGCCGACAACTAAACGAAGAACAGGAACTTGATCGCAACTCGGCAATTTACTTCATCAAAAGCAAAGCATTCCAAGGCATCTGCGATGTCCTTGCCCTGCCAGCCGACAAAATTAAAACGAAAGCATTGAACCATGATATTAGCACTCGATCCAGGAACGACGCACACCGCGTTCGTGCAATACGACCAACAAAAGATTGTTGATCACGGCCACCTTCCAAATGCCGAGATCCGCCAGATTCTCATCGGTCGCGAATACACTCGGTGCGTTTGCGAGATGATCGCCAGCTACGGAATGGCAGTCGGGGCTTCGACATTTGAAACGTGCGTCTGGATCGGGCGCTTCATCGAGGTTGCACGGGTGGACGTCGAGTTGATCTTTCGGAAGGATATCAAACTTTTTCTCTGCGGAACGATGCGAGCCAAGGACGCCAACGTGCGTCAGGCATTGCTCGATCTCATCGGGCCGCAGGGAACGAAGAAAACCCCAGGGCCGACTTACGGAATTAAGTCGCACACTTGGGCGGCACTCGCTGTGGCCGTATTCGCAGCAAACAACAACAAAGGAAAATAGAAAATGAAAATAACAAAAGGAAAACAAACACGCGCCCAGCGCGTCGTCATCTACGGAGTTGAGAGCGTAGGCAAAAGCACATTCGCGGCCAAATTCCCAAGGCCGCTATTCTTGGACATCGAGGGCGGAACATCCCACCTGGACGTTGACCGCTGCGAGATCGGGACGTGGAAGCAACTGACGGACGCTCTAGCCGAGGCTAAAGCTACAGACTACAAAACCATCGTCATCGACTCGGCAGACTGGGCGGAACGCCTATGCGTTGAAGACCTACTCGCTTCGACCAAGAAGACCAGCGTCGAAGACTTCGGCTTTGGTAAGGGGTGGGTTATGGTCGCGGAAAGAATGAGCCGGTTCTTGTCGTCCGTCGATCAACTCATTGACGCCGGCAAGAACGTGGTGATGATCGCTCACTCCAAAATCGTCCGCTTCGAGGCTCCAGACGCTCTCGCAGCATATGACCGCTACGAGTTGAAGCTCAGTAAACAATCGGCGCCGCTCTTGAAAGAGTTCGCGGACGAGCTTTGGTTCTTGCGTTTCAAAACCAAAGTAAGCACTACCGACTCCGGCAAAGGTAAAGGCATCGGCGGCAAGGAGCGCATCATCCTAACGACGCACAGCGCGGCATACGACGCTAAGACGCGCAGCGGCCTTGCGGAGGAACTCCCGCTCGAATGGGCATCGGTTGCGCATTTGTTCGAAGCTGTTGCAACTAAACAGCCAGATCATATCGTTGAAGCCGACGAAATGGTCGGATTAGGCGCGACAGTTTGGAGGCCGCTATGGCAAGCACGACTCGCAGAGCACGAAGGAGCTGTCAACCAGTTTCTAATTGCTCGCGGCGTCCTAACATCAGAACAGACATGGCGCGACTGTGCGCCGGAATACCTACACCGCGTTGCGCTTCGGGTCGATCAATTCGTCAATACGGCGGTCGAGTGGAGAGCGGCAAACTCGTGACAAATACTACCCATTATTTGTAACGGCACTTATACCTTAAGGAATTGAAATAAAATGAGTAAAGAAATATCACCTTCAACGCTTCCCAAACTTGCCGAATGCGCTCTCTTCGAGGGCGCAAGCGGAACGAGTGCGGCAGCGGAGCGCGGCACGGCGGTCGATCTTGCGATCCGAAACATAATAGCAGGAAATGAGCTTGAGCCTATGGCGGCTGTCGTCGGGTTTGATTTTAGTCCCATCGACTTCGGGGTTAAACAACTCAAGCGACTCGCTCGGCATTCGTTCATCGAAACCCGCGAAGAATATCTGGCGATGGCAGTTCCTGGACTATCAAAGCTCGGCACGGCGGACGCAGTCTGTAAAGAGCAGAAATGGGTCGCAGACATAAAAACAGGACAGGTGCGGGATTACAGAAATCAGCTGATGGCCTACTCTTTGGCTTGCATGGAAGACAATTTTGAAATGTCTTGGACTGCCCATGTCATATACGTCGATCAATCAATGATCCGCTCGTATGATTTTACATACGAGGAAGCCAAACAAGGCACGCAGAGAGTTATCGACCGCGCAACAAGCGCGGAGGCGAAGCCGACGCCTTGCGAGTATTGTTCATGGTGTAAGCATTTTAATAACTGCCACGCCATCGTGCGGCAGGCCGAAAGTGCTATCGCGCTCATTCCCGAAGCAACCGGCAACAGCATCGAGGCCATCAAAGATCGCATCCTTGCCACGCCAGAGTCACTAGGGTCTTTCATTCGCGAATGGAAACTGGCGGAAAAGGAGATCGCGGAACCGCTACTCGGTCATCTCAAGACCCGTCTCGAAAGCGGGGACGAGGTGGCAGGCTGGAAACTCACAAGCGTAAGCGGCAGGAGGTTTGTGGAGCATGAAGCCATCGCTAAAGCCTCCGAAGGTATCAGCAAAGAGACATTAATACTCGCGATGGGCGGTAAGCTATCGGAAAAGAGTTATATTGAGTTTTGCGCCAATAACGGCGTGGAACCAGACACAACGGCGATAAAGGCGGGATCACCGACAACGCAACTTAGACAGACCAAAGTTAAATAATTTCCTCGCCTTGCTGGAAATATCCGGCGGCAGGGGCAAAAGGGGGCAGCGCATCCTAAAAAACGCTGACCAACAACAAACAAAATAGAAAATACAAATGCCAACATACAAAGCAAGCGAACCAAAGCAGGCCGCAATTTACTACGTCGAGCCTGGAACATACGAAGTCGAGATCGTGAAAGCCGTTGAGAAGACAAGCCAAGCAGGCAACCCGACGATCAAGCTTGACGTTGCCGTCATCCTTGAAGGCGGCATCGAGGGTCCGAAGATGTGGGAGCATCTCACATTCACTCCCAAGGCGGCGTGGAAAGTCGATCAAGTGCTATCCAGCATCGGTCGCGCAGTCATCCCAGGCGAAGACGTCACGGTCGAAGCCGAAGACCTAATTGGCGAAAAAGGAGTTTGTCTTATCGGCGTCGAGCCAGGACAGACCAACCCCGACCACCAGTTCAACTGCGTCGAGCGCTGGTTATTCGGTGACGAAAAAGCCAAGTGGCTCGGCAACCGCCGCAAACCAGCGGCCAAGCAAGACAAGCACATCGTTGCCAAAAGCAACGGCTTCGTTGCTCAACCCCAAGACGAAACCGACGACATTCCGTTTTAATAAATGAACGGATCTCTCTCACTCCGGTTGTGTATTTGCATGAATGAATGTCCTATTGGGCTTAGGTTGGAACGGGGCGACCCGCTACCGGTCTACCAGCATACATACGATGACACGCCGGAGGGGAGAGTATTGGCGGAACAACACTTAGAAAGAATCTCAGATTATGTTCGAAGGCATCACAAAGATGTTAAATCTCGCAAGACTAGTTAAAGGAAATATGGCTGATCTTGAATTGCTTGTAGAGCTATTAAACAAACGTATCGAATACTTAGATAACGAAAACGATGAACTGCGAAAAGACAACCGACGACTCCGCCAATTCCTATCCGGCCAAGATGAATGACAAAATGAATTGGCGCGGCTATCCGCTCAGGTGCTGGCCAAACCACCAAGACGACTGCTATAGGTGGGACTGGGAAGTCCAGATCGACGGCAAGTGGGTTGAGGTTGTTACTCAGGCCACGCGGTGGATCGAGGAGGAGGCCGAGGAGACTTTGCAGCGTTATTTGACAAACAGAGACAAGTAAATATATTCAAACCTAGGCCGTGAAAAAGCCTTTCAATTCATGCAACCCAAACACAAACAAAATCCATTTTCCCTTCGTGCGCGTCGTAGCCTTTGCATGGGCCAATTTTTCATCCGACAAGCACGAAGGGATTTTTTTACATTATGCAAACGGAACTTCCCGATCATGCTCTCGAAGAGTATGTCATTCGGGCCTTCAATTCATCGCGCCGACGCGGCGCAATCGATAGGCTCGACATAGCACAGCAATTATTGCCTTACGGCGCTCATCCTGCTTATTGGCAGGCAGCCAAAAAACTAGCAGACCATGTGCTCGATCACATGGCAATGCAGGGTAAACTACACAAAGACGACCAAGGTTGGTGGTATCTTGACGGGGGGCTGAAATGAACATCGAAGAAGCCCGGCAATGCCTGCCATTACCAGAACTCATGGCAAAACTAGGTTTGGGAGATTACGCCAAATCAAAGTCTAAATCACCCTTCCGCGATGAAAAGACGCCATCATTTGGTATCTACAATTTAGACGGAAGATGGCGATGGAAAGACCACGGCACAGGCGAAGGTGGAGACGAGATCGACTTCCTAGCCAAGCTCGAAAACAAAAGCAACCATAATGCCATGTTGGCTTACGCTGAACTTGCAGGAATGCCGATCCAAAACAATCGGCCTGAGCCTGCACGCTTTAAGATAAAGACGAGCACTCCGACAGCATCCGACTGGAGCAAATACAAGTCGGAAGCAACAGATGACTTCCTGAGATCATTAGCGGAACAGAGGAGCTTATCTTTCAATATAATGAAGACCGCTCGCGACAACGACATCCTTGGCGCAGCTGGAGATCAACCGGCATTTAAATCTGGCGATGGTGCTCACGTCCGTTGCGATAACGGCGCATGGAGATTTGAGCCAAAGGGAACTCAGAATGTTCCACTTGTATTTGGTGATCAAAACTCCAAGAACGTCTACTTTTTTGAGTCTCAATGGGACTTGCTAGCGATTGCAGATAAGCTCGGTGACGACTGGAGTAGCGTTTTATGGGTAGCATCTCGCGGGGCAAGCAACGGAAAGTGCATCGCACAATTTTCTCAAGACCGACAGGTCTATGCTTTCCCGCAAAATGACGAACCGAAAAAGGATGGCAAAATACCATCCGAAATCTGGATGCAGGATGCCATTTCATCATGCAAAACGATTCTTCGCGTTAGAACTCCATCAAATTTCAAGGACGCAAATGATTGGGTGGAAGCAAAAGACACAAACAAAAAAACAATCGTTTCGGCAATTAAGAACGCAACCGATCCATCGATGGTAGGAGTGGAGATGCACTCATTCGAGGAGCTGTTCCAATTCGTCCCAAAGGAGGACAACACGACGCTTCTCGGAGATCGGTGGGTATGCCAAGGTGGTCAGTTGCTCATTGTTGGGCAGTCCGGCGTTGGCAAATCATCGTTGACGGTGCAGGCATCGATGTTCTGGGCATTGGGGCTGCCGTTCTTTGGTATTAAGCCAAAGCGGCAACTCAAAAGCCTATTCATACAAGCCGAGAATGATACGGGCGACATGGCAGAGATCGTGCAGGGCGTGATGTCTTATGTCGTCGCAAATGCCAATATGCCACAAGCGCAGGCAGTTAAGTTGCTCACAGAAAATATTACATTTGCCCGCGTGACTTCGCAGACCGGCGCCGACTTCATCGATGTTGTCGGAAGGCTACTCGACAAGAAGGGAGACTGCGACTTGGTATTTGGCGATCCGCTCTTGAGCTATATCGGCGATGATATAAGCCAACAGAGCGTGGCAAGCTCATTCCTGCGCGGACTATGCAACCCCATTGCATTTCAGCGTAAATTTGCATGGGTATGGAGTCACCATACAGGCAAGCCACAAGGCGACTCCAAGAGCCGCGCACATTGGAATACAAATGACTTCGCCTATGTCGGACTCGGGTCATCCGAACTCACAAACTGGGCAAGGGCCATCTGCGTCCTTCAAACAACAAAGGAGGATGGCACATTCCGGCTTCTATTAGCCAAACGTGGACGTCGGGCTGGCGTAGTTGATGAAATAGGTGATTCTACTACTCAAATCGGTTTAAGGCACGGCCAAGTCGGCCTGTATTGGGAACCATGTGCGCTACCAACAGAAGAGCAGGCATCGAAAGAGAAGGGAAAGCCTGGAAGACCTAAAGCATTAAATGAAATCCAGACTCAAGAAGTTATTGCCTTCATCGCATCTTTCCCCGAAGATGATCATTCCAAGTGGCAGAAGTGCTTGGATAAATTCAAGCTGTCTTGCGACCGTCAAACCATAAAAAATATATGGAAAGACAAGCTCAAAAATGACACTACAAAAAATTAAAAAGAATTACAAAAAATGGTATTTTTTTTACCCGATGAGATCCACAAAAAATTACCCACAAAAAACCCCCCTAAAGGGGGGGGTTATTTTTTTGTTGGGGCAATTTATTATGTTGGACTCGGCCCCGCAAAAAATAATTGTTTTTTGCAGCTAGCTTTGTCGATAGGGTGAAGACGAAATGATTTAACACTTTTATAGGCGTTGATACGTGGATGTTTGGATGCCTATAAAAAAGCCACTGTTTTTCTTGGTGGGAGCGGTTGGAGAAAAGCGCCCTTTATTCAGAGCCAAAAAACAAGAAACTAATTTAAAAAAATACCCCCCTCCCCCTATATTCTAACAGGCCTTTAAAAAACAATTTGCATTCTTCTAGAAATATGCGAACAAAGACATTCGATGCACGACCAAACGCGAGATGCGGCGGAATACGACGAAGCTTCCTACACCCCAGATTTTTATTCGTTCGACGATCCCACGGCCGGACACGCCTTTCGCATGACAGCGTATCGGGAAGCGTCGGAGAAACTCTTGGTTGTGTTGAACAAAACGATCAGCTTCTTGGCCGAACACGGCTACTCTCGAAGCAAAACATTGTGGGGGGTGGCGTTCGCTCTTGGGCATCCGCTCACCGCTGGCATGAGTATGCTAGAAGCAGGTCGGGAACTCGGATGTACCAAGCAGGCGATCTCGAAAATAGCAATGGATTTCTTAGACACAACGGGCCTACCGCCTAGCACTTCACTCAAGAGCGAGGAAGCTCGCAATACATACCGCAAAACAAATACTAACAAATATGGAACCAAACGAAATCACAGCACTCACCCTGCCAGTAATTGAAACTGAGATTCGCACCGCTTACGCTGAGGCCAACGCCCTAGCCGTAACGGCCAAAGGTAACGCACGCGCTGCCGTTCTACGCATGGCAGACTGCGGCCAGATGCTAATGGTCGCTAAAGACCACGTGCGCGGCAACCGCAACGAGTGGCTGGCGTCGCTCGGCATCGACCCTGACAAGGCAGCCAAAGCAATTCACTTGGCGCGCAACCGCGATCAACTTGAGCTAGACCTATGGCCGGCAGACATGGCAAAGCTCGGAGCGCAGATGCTCGGCATCCTACCGCCTCCAGGTTCAGCGGGTCGCGAGGAGAACGATCCCGAACGGACAACGGGCGCGAGCACGCATTGGCTCACATACGCGGGCAAACTGCAACGCTCCTTCGCCGACCTATTCACGCGCAAGCCGGTGGAGCAATGGCGGCACGATGAGCGTGAATCGTTAAGAGTTGCAATTAAGCCGATAGCAGAGCTTTATGAGAAATTAAAATGAGTTGCAACCTTCTCAAAAAATTAAGAGATTCCTATAACTGGCTGATCCATACGGGTTAATGAACT